GATGCAAAAATTGCTAGTGGAATTGGTGGAGCAAAAATAACTGATGGAACGATTACAGCAGCGAAATTAGCAACAGCAAATATTGATAGATCGCTAAACGTAGCTTCAGGAAATCTTGGGATTAATAACACAGTTACAGCCGCTACTCGTTCTGGAATTACATATAACGCTCAAGGATTAATTACTGGAACAGTTGCTCTTGCTGCTGCTGATTTACCTGTTGCTACCTCTAGTGCTGTTGGTGGCGTTTCTGTTAGCACTGGATTAACTGTTAGTGGAGCAGGTGCATTATCACTTACAAATAGTGTTACTGGAGCAACTGTTTCTGGTATTACTTTTAATGCTCAAGGAATGATCACTGCTGCAACAGGATTAGTTGCTAGTGATCTTCCAGTTGCAACAACAAGTGCTAAAGGTGCTGTACAAGTTGCTTCTGGAGGAGGTTTAACTGTTGACGGTTCTGGAAATCTGTCAACTTCAACTAGCGGTGTAGGAGCTGGAACGTATCAATCAGTTACCGTTAATAATAAAGGTGTAGTAACAGCAGGTGCAGCCTTAACTGAAGCGTTAATTCCTGCACTTTCAGCAGGAAAAATAACAAGTGGAAGCTTGGATGCAGCTCGCATTGGAGCTTCTACTATTAGCGGAACTAAATTAGCTGATTCATCTGTCTGTCAATTTACTGGTGCTGCTTCTACGTCTGGAATTGTTACTTTCCCAACAGCAGAATATAAAGGTCAGTTTTTCTATGACCTAACGAATGATGATCTATATGTCTATGACGGATCGGCGTTCCAGCCAGTAACGATTACTTCAGGTGAGATAATTTATGCAGGTAACTATAGAGCAGATACTAATGTAATTACTTCATTAACAGCAGCAGGCACAGCACAAGGTTATTCAGTTGGGGCTGCATTACAAGCTGCTTCTGCTGCTAACAACCGTTATTACTTTGTATGTGAGAAGTCAGGAACAGGAACTTCACCAGCTCCTACGGTAGCTATTAACCCTCCTGACATGATCCTAAGTAATGGATCTAGCTACGAAAAGCTCGACATCTCGAATTTTATAGCGGGCCAGGTAGCTTCAAATATTTCAGTCACAGCAGCAGGAGGTATTCAAAATACAAACGTTCAGTCTGCTTTAGAAGAATTAGATACAGAAAAATTAGCAAAAACTGGTGGAGAAATAACAGGTCAGCTTTTAATTGGTAATGCTGGAAGTCTTGTTTTTGAAGGTGCAACAGCAGATGCTTTTGAGACAACATTAGCGGTTGCAGATCCAACGACATCAGATAAAACTATTACGCTTCCAAATGTAACTGGAACAGTAATTACAACTGGAGATACAGGAACAGTTACCAGCACAATGTTGGCTGATGGAACAATTGTTAATGCTGATATAAATGCTTCTGCGGCAATTGCTTTAACAAAACTTGCAAATGTTACTTCTGCTCAGATTATTGTTGGTAATGGATCAAACGTTCCAACAGCAGTAGCCGTTACAGGAGATATAGGAATAACAAATGCAGGTTTAACTTCTATTACTGCTGGAGCGATTGTTAACGCTGACATTAATGCTAGTGCTGCAATTGCTGGGTCAAAGATTGTTTCTGGAACGACTTCCGTTGTTGGTGTTGTTCAGTTAGTTGACTCAACCTCAAGTACAAGTACAACTCTTGCTGCTACAGGTGCTTCTGTTAAAGCAGCTAAAGATGCTGCTGATTCTGCGGCTACCACTGCTAATGCAGCGTTGCCTTTAAGTGGTGGAACGTTAACTAATAACTTGATTCTTGGAAATGCCAAGCAGGTAAGGTTCTCAGAATTAACAGCTAACGGTTCAAATTATTTATCTTTCCAAGCTCCAGACACGTTAGCGGCTGATATTAATTACACACTTCCAAGTGCAGCTCCTACAGCTAGTGGTCAAGTTTTATCAAGTACAACAGGAGGTGTTTTAAGTTGGGCTACTGCTGCATCAACCCCTGGAGCTGGAACAATAACAGCAGCAATGATAGCTTCTGGTCTTCAGTTAGTTACTACAGACGCACAAAACAATACTGTTGCTGGTACAAATGCAGGAGATAGTTTTACTGGAACTGATGCAAATTATAATAGTTTATTTGGATATAACGCTGGTACAGCTATAACCACTGGAGATAATAATGCTGCTTTTGGTTTTTATGCAGGATTAGCAATAACAACTGGTGCCAGAAATACTGCAATTGGATCAGATGCCTTAAGAATAGCTACGACAGGTAGCGATAACACTGCTGTTGGTACAAATGCTATGTATTACTGTACAACAGCATCTAATAATACTGCTGTTGGTAAAGGTGCATTATTAGCAAACACAACAGGTGGAGACAACGTAGCTGTTGGTAAAAATGCGTTAGATGCTAATACTACCGCAAGTAATAATGTTGCTGTTGGACATGATGCACTTACTTCAAACACAACTGGCACACAATTAGTTGGAATTGGTAAAAATGCGTTAGCAAGTAACACCACCGCTTCTAACAACATTGCTGTTGGTTATCTTGCTATGAATGCAAACACAACAGGAACAGATAACCTGGCCGTAGGTAAGGAAGCTTTAAAAGCAAATACAACTGCAAATAACAATACTGCTATAGGCGTAACCGCTTTATTTTCAAACACCACTGGAACTGCTAATACTTCTGTAGGACAAAGTTCTCTAAAAACTAATACAACTGGAGATAATAATACTGCTGTAGGGCGTACGGCTTTATTTGCAAACACAACAGGTTCTCATAACGTTGCTATAGGAGCTTATGCCTTAGACGCAAATACAACAGGAAATTTTAGTAATGCTCTTGGTTATGACGCATTAACTACAAACACAACTGGTTCTAGGAATAACGCTATTGGTTATAACGCCTTATATGCTAATACAACAGGAGAAAGGAACGTTGCTCTTGGACATGAAACTTTAGCTGGAAATACAACTGCTAGTTATAATACGGCTGTCGGCGCAAATGCTTTAAACGCAAACACAACAGGTACTAATAACACTGCTGTTGGTGCTGATGCTTTAGCTTCAAATACAACAGCTTCAAGTAATACGGCTGTAGGTGGAAGTGCATTATACGCAAACACAACAGGAGAAAATAATAGTGCTCTTGGTAAACAGTCTTTAGCAGCAAACACAACAGGAGAGGAAAACACCTCTATTGGTTATTACGCTGGTGCATCAAACACAACAGGAGATAAACTCACCGCTCTTGGAAACATGGCGTTGATGACCAACACAACTGCAGATAACAATACTGCTGTTGGCTACAGTGCATTAAAAGTAAATACTACAGGGCAAAATAATACTGCTATAGGTAAAAGTGCATTAGAGTCAAATACAACTCCAAATGCTAACGTTGCTGTAGGTACTGCTGCTTTAGCTTTTAATACAACGGGTGCTGATAACACTGCTGTTGGAACAAACGCATTAAATGCAAATACAACTGCAACTCAAAACACTGCTGTTGGTAAGAAAGCTTTAGCTGATAATACAACTGGTAGTTATAACGTTGCTGTTGGTAGAAATTGTTTGGATGCAAATACAACAGGTGAGCTTAATGTAGCAGTAGGTCATAATGCACTGACTACAAACACAACTGCAAGTAATAATACTGCGGTAGGAGCTGCTGCACTGAATGATAATACAACAGGAGATCTTAACTGTGCTATTGGTAGAAATGCACTGGCATCAAACACAACAGGAGTAAGAAATACTGGTATAGGTGCATATGCCTTAGATGGAAGCACAACTGTAAATGATTGCACTGCTGTTGGATATGGTGCTTTAACTGCTGCTAATACAGGTAATAATAATGTTGCTTTCGGTTCTGCTTCGCTGCAAAGCAATACATCAGGAGGATCAAATACAGGTCTTGGACGTTACGCTTTACAAGGAAACACAACTGCTTCTTACAACACTGCTGTAGGTAATAATGCAATGTATACAAATAGTACAGGAGCTAATAACACTGCTGTTGGTGATTCTGCTTTAATGTTGAACACAACAGGATACGAGAGCACTGCTATTGGTAAAGGTGTTTTGTATGCAAATACCACTGGTTATAGAAACACTGGTATTGGTTATAACGTACTTAATCAAAATACAACTGGTGAACTTAACGTAGCTGTTGGATCGTATGCTCTTGATGCTAATACTACAGGATTTTATAATACCGCTATTGGTTATAACGCATTATCTGCAAATACAACTGGTAGCTATAATTGTGCTTTTGGTCAAGGTTCATTAGATGCCAACACTACTGGACAATTAAACGTAGCTATTGGTAATGATACGTTAACTGACAACACAACGGGAGAAGAAAATATTGCTATAGGTCGTCGTACCATGTACGAAAATACTACAGGTGGTCAAAACACTGGTGTTGGTAATGGTGCTTTATACGACAACACAACAGGAGGTTATAACGTTGCAATAGGTTATGCCGCATTAGCCGATAATACGACTGCATCTTATAACACTGCTGTTGGTCAGAGTTCCTTAAATGAAAACACAACAGGAGCATCAAACACTGCTGTTGGTCAGAGCTCTTTACGAACCAATACAACTGGAATCGACAATACTGCTGCTGGTGCTAATGCTTTAAGGTTTAACACTACTGGAGTTGATAATATTGCTGTTGGCAGGATGGCATTATATAAAAATACAACCGCAAGCAAAAATACTGCTGTTGGTAGAAGTGCTTTATATGAGGCTACAACGGGTGATAATAATACTGCCATTGGTAGAGAATCTTTAAATTCTTTAACAACTGGAAGAAAGAATACTGCGCTTGGTATCGGTGGTCAGGATGTAACTACAGGTGAGAATAATTCATTTATTGGATATAATGCTGGATCATCAGCTTCACCTTCTGGAAGTATAACAACAGGTAATAATAATATTGTTCTTGGTGATGACTATATTGCTAATTTATATTGTAACGATACATCTATATCGTCTTCTGACTCTAGAGATAAAACAGATGTCACTAACTTTACTCATGGATTAAATTGGATCAATCAATTAAATCCTATTACATATCGTTGGGACAAACGTACTTGGTACGATGACAAGACACCTGATGGAAGTAAGAAACGTAATAAAAAACATATTGGATTCTTAGCTCAAGATGTCTTAGCTATCGAAGGTAATCCAACAGATAAAGATGACATGCTTGTTGTCAATCTCAACGAAGATGACACAGCATACGGTTTGAAATATGAAAGATTGGTTCCTGTTTTAGTGAACGCAATTAAAGAACTATCTG